TTTTTTCTCGTGCTTCACGAATCTGACCCTTTGACCCTTTTCCACTAGTTGGTTCATAACCCTCGGCTTCAACATTACTTTTATGGACATATTTCTTACCAACCTTAATATAAACTCCAGGACTAACCGTTGCGTCATGTGGTAACATAACTTCAGCAGCTAAAAATTGAGCCGTTACAATTATAGTTGCTTGCGCAGTTTCACCTAAAACATTAGTAAGAGGAGCTAACACTCTAAGTTTAATGTTGCCCAATTCATCTGCTAAGTGGTTTTTAACATCTAAGTACCTAAACCTTGAGATAAATGGAATATCAAATACAATTGTATCACCAGAACTAGCGGATATAACCACATTTGGGGAGCCACTTGCATAATAAACATCACCACTTGGAGACTTATCATATGAGGTTGACCAAGCATACTCAGCTTGCAAAGCTCCTAAATTAAACTTACTGGTAACACATCTAAAAGCATACCTAATAGTTGCGCGAAAACCTTTAAAATCCCCAATTTTCTGATAGAGAAATTGTTGTGAAAAAAGATCGGCAGGAATCTGACTAGTATATAAAAGAGAACTTTGAGCTGACGATGATGTCCAAGTAACTGTGGAAAGAACATAAGCACGATCAATCACATTATCTAACTTAAAAATCTCAGTTGGAAAACCCACATGTGGTTCCTGAAAACCAGTTGAGTCAACCGTCGTTGATTCAACTGGTCCAGCATCGTGATAATCACCAAGCTGAGTCTCTTGTGTAGGAATTGGTTCATTAGTAGCTCGGTCAGAAAATTCCAATCCTTTGGTATCCGCCACCGATGAAGAGTGAAGGATAACACCAAAATCAGTGGAACACTGAAGAATAATTTGACCATGCTTCACAATAATAGGATTTCTTTGCTGCGGATCATACTTACGATCATCCAGTTCAATATAAGATTTTCTCTTAGATAGAACCACATTGAGTAAATGAGGAGCTCTTTGTTGAACTTCCGCGCAAAACTTATTTGCTTCACGCTCATAAATATCATACCCAAAATGACTAAGTTCAGCAAAATATGAATCACAAGTACTCAAAAAAATATCTTGAGAATTACCAGATCCATCAACCCAATAGGTCATCTCAGAAACCACTGTTAATTCAAGAGGAGCACGTTTACCCATTTCAAGTTTCCGCCCAATGAAACGGATATCGTCAAGTGTATGATGCGCTTCAGAAACATCCTTCGAAAAATCAGTATAATCAACATTGAATCTACGCTTAAGATGACACGCAATGTCACTCCAACGTAATCCAGTAGTTTTCGTTGTTAATATATTATCATCACCATAAATTGCAAAATTAAAATATCCCCACGGTAAATTCAAATCCATAGTAACAACAGTGTACAGCATAATAATACAAGCAAAAGAGTTAACAAAAGAAGTTCCCGGTTCTCCTGTTGGATGTCCAAACTGCTCATAAACAATTGTACCACATATATTCATACATTGACTCAAATGTTTACCAAGAACACGTCTAGCATTTTGGAATTTCTCTGAATCATTGTACCATTTATTAACAAACTCAACATATGCATCAGTCACAAATTGTGGTATACTTGCATCAAATTTACTATAATCACCAGAGATAACAGATCCATCCGTTTTTCTTAAACGAGAAAACATCTTAGCCCATTGTAAACTATGTGCGTTAATACCAACGGAAACTGGTCCCGTAACACATTTACTTTGTACATAAGCTTGAAATGCTCCAAAAAATTTCCTATAGAGCAAAGTGTAATCCAATGGTGCTGAAGATATTAATCTAGTTGATCCGGATTCAACTTTATCCAATTTTCGAGTTTCTTGCTTAAGAGCATTAGCAAAAATTGGCTTAGGATCCTCACCATCCATCAAACCCAAGAACTTAACAACATAGTCTTTACGAAAATCTCCATCCATTTGTATTACATTTAACTTGTCTCGAAACAAATAGGGAAATTTACCTTTCACACCTGGCGCTTTCGAAAAGGGATAACCAGCAGAAGTCTTAGTGACCACAGCTTGAAAACCCCACTCAGGGACTCCATTCAATACTTCATGATCTTCAAGTAAGCGAGCCATACTATCATTCTTGGGGTATTCTCTGAATAAGTAATCAAAAAGATTCAATGGCAAATCAGTAACAGGAGTTGGAGTTTGGCGAACTTTCATAAGTGCTAAACGCAGAGGGTCAACAATTTCGCCTTGGGAATTGGAAAATCTACTTAATTGAGCTGGAATCTTATGAGGTGGTCCATGCCATCCATACATAATACTCTGTTTAATTGAATTAACTTGATTAATAAAGTTAGCTTCAATAGTAGGTACTATATATGCAACCTGCAATGGAAATTCTTTTTCCCAAATTTCTCTCCTCTCAACACGCGATATATCGCTTGACTGAACCCTAACAACTTCAGCATAATTTGGAGGAGCCAAATCCACCATTAATGGAAGAAGAGGTGCTATAGCCTTATCAATCTGCATCTTTGTAATTGGCACACAAACTGCCGTTTCAGTGTTCTTCCAACTAGGAACAATTCCAAAATGCATCCCAATAAGTGTTGGAACTCCATCACGACTTTCAGTAAATATTGGGGAACCAGAATCACCTTTAACAGCTTTACCATAATATCCAATGGGTCGCTCAATATAATAATACTCATGTTCATATGAATAATCAACCGACTTACAATATGGAGCAGCATTCATATGCTTAACCTCATTTCGCCCAGTACTTTGGCAAACAACCATTTCCAATGCCTGTCCATCAGTAACTTGCTTCAAATGTTCATTGTCCACTAAAAATTGGTAACAACCTGGTGGTATAGGAACTAATGTTGGTAAACGGAAGAAACACAAGTCTACATGCTGCATGGTTACATAATTAATCTCTTCAGGAAAAGGAAATTTATAATTAACACCTGCAACTTTAATAAAACATGTCACACCTGATTTCTTATAGAATTTCTTGAACCAATGCGCACACGTCATAACAATACGATCTTGAATGTGCGTACCAACAGCACTACAATAGTCCGTACAATTTTTAGATTCATCAGAACTTTCAGTAGCTGCTGCTAAGTACATAACCGCTTTTGAAATATTACCAACAATCTTACTCATATATTGAGTTGTGGCTGAATGAACTCCGCAATTACCTCTATTATGGTGCATCCACTCAAGCGATCGTGCTCTCCCTGTCGCAGGGTCAATATCTCCATTATCTAGATAATTTTCCCGTGGATCTGGTTGCCAATCCGCTCCATAACCTCTAGTCCACTTACTATCCATGTAATCTTTACGTTCAGGTGATGTTGGTTGATAAGCATCAGCTGGGAACAAATACGAATAAATAGCTTTGCTATTATAAGCAACTGTCAAAGCTGCAAACAACATAGTCATAGTAGAAGCCAATGCAACAGTAGAAGAAATTCCAGAAATGGGAGCCCAATCATATAGATCTAATTTCAAACACTTCAAAAACATTTGAGTTGGATCTAAAATAGCCCAAGGACGAGGCTTAAATTGAATTTGAACCTCACCTTCAGTTTGAGGACCATACATTTTTTCCAGATCCTCTAAAGAATGTGGGAACTCTTCACCTCGTGCAATAGATAACTCTCTAATCATACGCATTAACTTTACACAATCAGGAGCAGAAATGACCTTACCAACAAAAGCTGGAACTAGATCACATTTCTCTACTAGAAATGTACAATCTTTTGGATCCGGAGTTGCTTTCTTACTACGAAATAAAACTAGAGAAAATCGTCTTTTCAAAGCTTCTGGTTGTGTAATACCCACATCCCATTTAACAAATTTATAATTGCTATCAGATATGTTAGTTGTAATGAAAATGTACTCACTATTAAACATAGTTTTCCCTTTTCCATCACATTCTGCTATATTCATTGGTAACGGAACCGAATTGACCATATCCAATAAATCGCAACATTGTTTTTGTCTAGTTTCCATATCCTGACTAGCAAGAAACTCATCCATAACAACAAACTTCTGTTGAGCATACCCATCATGATATTGACTAACAGTGGGATACCTATAGGACATGGTAGCATTAAAAGCCCCAATTTTGTCTAAATAACAAATGGACTTTTGTGCAAACATAACAAAACGAGTTTTACCAACGCCAGGAGGACCAAGCAACAAAACAGCTATAGGTTCTTGTCTTGTATCAGCTCCTTTTAATACACAACTAGCTTTTTGTGCAAGTGTAGCCAATTTCTTAAACTCAACAACAAATGCTGAGTGTAAAAATTTTGGAACAGCTTCCATACGTGCATGACACGATAGGGTGCTAGCCTCTTTATATTTAGCTACTATTTCAAAAAGTAAATCCCGATCGCCCAACATAGCATTTGGATCTAAATCCGTAGTTCTCGTGTACTCAATAATATGCAGAACATGGCTCATATACTCTGCATATCCAGGATCCGTCAAATCAACACCAAATACAACTCGAGTAATAATCCCAACAATAGTGCTAACTGATTCAAAAGTGTCATTGGTCTGACTCTTAACACTCCTCACCATCGTACATATATTATTAAAACGTCTAATATCCTCAGGTGACATATCCATAGCCGCCTTCGTGCCAGCCAATCCAGCTATTAAATCAACCACACCTTTAGCACCAGCATGAGGTACTGGCTCACTAAGTAAACGTTCATACACCTCCGCTGGAACATCATTTGGACCGTGTGAATCCTGTTCGCGAATAATAGCTTCTGCCACTTCACGATTAACAATTACTTCATTTGGACCAATGTTCATAACAACCTTTCTATTTGCTATTAATTCACAGATTTTCTTATAAGGTAATTTCAATAACCAACCCAACACCTCAATGTGTGTAATAGCAAAATTTGATAACCAAGTCATGGCAACTGTGAAATCACCCCTCAACAAATAATACACTGCATGGGCAATTGACTTGACTTCAAGTAGAACTAATTTATCACGTTCCGTCATATTTGAAAAGTTAAAAGTCATAAACATCTCAACAATACGATTGAACTCAGACACCACACCACCAATTTTCTCACCAGCTTCTACTCCTCGTATTAAATTATTCAGCCATTTAAAAATTAAAATGCCTCTATTACGCAATTTGCCAAATAGCAATCCCACAACTCCACAAAATTGTAAAATACCTACAAAAACAGATCTAAGTTTAATTACTTTTACTTCCACATCTTCGGGTGAACTCAAAATTTCAGCATCAACAACAGTAGCTGGTAGCATTTGTGGTAAATATGTTGCAATTGCAACTATATCTTCACACTTGGGGTCACACCCTTTATTATACAGGGTTCGAGCACTCCAATGCTTTCTTTTAATCAAGGGATCCTTCCGCTTTCTCTTCTGAATTGTTTGAGCAAACCAGAAAGACTTAACTTGATTAGTACCATTATCATTCCTTAAAGAATCTGACACACCTTTCGTATGGAGGGTTACAGTATTCAAACCTTGGTTATAAGTTGAATCATAATTCTCAGACTCCCAACCTTCTATTAATTGCCAGGTATATCCAACTGGGTTAGTTGTTCGAGTATAATTGACTAAAAACTCTACAGGATAATTAGGAGTTATCATAAGTTTTCCATCAACAAAAGAAAAGCAAAGAGTTTTATTTCTATCTAAATCCAATTTAGCATCCACTACTGACATCCCATATGGATGCAACTGGTGACTAGATATTTCTTCATAAGGAAATAAATCCACACTCCACTTATCAGCTTCATCGTGTCTATTAAATCTCGAATAAAACTGTTTATTTACCTGCATAAAACCTCGAAAACTATTTTTAAGTTCTCGATGATATGAACTATCATAGAAGAAATCACTAATAAACCCTGTAACATAAGATTCATTTAAAATAACTCGCATATGATCATATTCACCATATGGTCCAATGTGACCTGAAAATCTAGGAAGACTACCTGGTGCACTATTGCGTGCTGCTAGGTACTTAACCAGATCATTAGCAACATTATCCTTACGACGCTCTCTCTGTATCTCGATTAAGTGAGCTATTTCGAAATCATTTAAGTTTCTATATCCTGAAAAATCAATATCTGAATCAGATACTCCACAACTATGAACCACTTCCAACCCCTCTAGCCAATTAAGGTTATTATTTAATCCCTCCAAACGCGAATTAACGCCACTTATCTCTTCACTATCATCCGTGGAATTAACCACAACACACTCCTGAGTAGTCTTACTTACCTCAGGAGCGATTACACTCAGAATGGCACTCGATATTACGAG